GGGAAGGCGAGATTAGGGATAAAGGCGATAAGGTCATCATCCGTCAGATTCCCGATGTGACGATTCGGGATTACGCCAAGGGCCAATCGCTGGTCTATGAGCAGCCCGAAAGTGATAACGTCGAGCTGTTGATCGACAAGGGCCACTACTGGGCGATCCGCATGGATGATGTGGACAAGGTTCAGACGGATATTGAGTGGATTAGCAAATTCGCTCAAGACGCCAGCGAGCAGTTGAAGATCAAGGTGGATACCACCGTGCTTGGCAGCATCTACGCCGACGTGGCCAGTACGAACAAGGGGCTTACGGCTGGGCGCAAGTCCGCCAGCCTGAACCTCGGCGTCACTGGGACTCCCCTGGCGCTTAGCAAGACCAACGTGCTCGATTACCTCGTGGACGCGGGGACGGCGCTGGATGAAAACAACATCCCGGAAACGGGGCGCTGGATCGTCATGCCTCCGGCCATGATCGGGCTGATCAAAAAGTCGGACCTCAAGGATGCCAGCCTGACCGGCGATGGTACGTCCGTGCTTCGCAACGGCCGAGTCGGCATGATTAAACCTTTGATCCTTCAATGAGAAATCATTGTCGAATAATCGGGTGAATTCAGGGAAAGCTAAACCGTGACGCTGTTACTATTTCCACTTAGCCGTTTTTGCTATAATGCTATCAGCATTATTGATGGCGTGGAGATCGTTATGGCTAAAGTAAAACGTATTTCTGATAAGTTGTGGACGGTATTGGACGAGTTCGTGCAAGACCACCGAAAGATGCTGACTATCGCATGTCCATCATGCGGGTATAAGTATCGAATTCGGAAAACGAACTATAGAGACGAACGCACTTGCCGCGTTTGCCGATTCGTGGCGAAAAATAGAGCCAGTTTCGGACAGCATCGCGGAGCGGGCGACTTAACCAAAACGTTTTATAACTATTTTAGATTTACGGCAAAACGGCGGGGTATCGAGTGGTCGGTCAGTATCGACTACCTCTGGAGTCTTGCCGTAAGACAAGAGATGAAATGTGCGTTGACTGGGCTTGAAATAGTGTTTCCAACCATAAGCAGCCCTTATGGCGGGTCTACTTTTGATCCCAATACTCAAGCGCGTCTGCGTAATGGCTCTGGACAAGTTGCTGTGGCATCGCTCGACCGGCTGGATTCCAGCATCGGGTATGCGCCCGGTAACGTCCAATGGCTTACCAAGTGGGCAAACATTATGAAGAACGGCCTCTCTCAAGAGGAGTTCATTCATCTCTGTCATCGCGTTGCGTCACGGCACGCCAATCCTGATCCAAGCCGTTTGCTGGGATTCCCTTACGGGAGAGATTGCAGACGGAAGGAGCAGAGACTAGAAGGTGAGGATTCCCATCCGATAACCCTTCCACGAGCGCCCGACCCCCTAACAGATGATGCTGAGGGGGATGATATAGTCCGACACTCCGAGGAAACTCGGAGAGTATTTGGTTAAATTCCAGGTACATAACAGATGGATCGTTTCACCATCTATTCCAGCAATCTGTTGACCAGCGCCAGCGACGGCGGCCACACCTGTTTCAACATGGTGTTCGGACACAGCAAGGGTCTTGCGTTCGCTGAGCAGATTCCCAAGGGCAAGATCGAGCGCCTGCGGGCCGAATCCTCGTTCGGCGAACTGGTGCGCGGGCTGTGCGTGTACGGATTCAAGGTCGTCTACCCGGCCGCGCTCGGCAATCTCTACGGCTACAAAGCGTAAGGTGAAAACATGAGCACCTACAGCGTAATGACTGGTAGCGGCGTTAACGCCTACAACGCCGATCTGGCGGGCATCCACTCGGTGACCGCGACCGTTGATTTCACTGCGATCAACAGCGGAGCCGGAACGGTCCAGAACGACATCATTCAGTTGATTCAGGTTCCGGCGAATACCCGCGTGCTAGGCGTGTTTTTCAGCGTCACGACCGCCAGTTCCAACATGGCTGACTTTGATATTGGCGACGGCGACGACGTGGACGGCTACGTGGACGGCGCCAGCATGGCGACGGTCAACGACGGCGCATCGTTTGTCGGCGCGACGACGGTAGGCACTCCCAATGCCCTGCCGGTGGCGGCTGCGTTCTGTCTCGGCAAGTTCTATACGGCCGCCGACACCATCGACCTGAAGCAAAACACCAACGCCACCGTCGTGACCGGCGTGCTGAAGGTCAAGGCGTTGATGATCGACTGCAACGTCTACTGAGTCGATGGCTCGGTATCTCCGGCAAACCCCGTCCGGTGACCTCTATCACTGGACGGCGCTTCTGGCGGCCCGACCGGATATGGAAGAAATTCCAGACCCGTTCGCGGCCGTTGCGGACTCCCCCGCACCACTCAATCCCGTGACGGACGAAGGAGCCACCGATGAACCTCTCAGACCTAAGAGAGGCCGCCCGCCGAAGGCTCGATGATCTCGCCGAGCCTTACGGCTGGGTGGATGACGACCTTGATGCCTGGATCAATGAGGCCATCCGGGAGGCGGCGCTACGCGGGCGACTGAATCGCGGCGCCGTTACCGTTCCGGTCGTGGCGGGAACCGCCAGCTATGCCCTGTCGGCAACGGTCGATTATGTGCATACGGCTAAGATGGCGGCGAACAATCTTGCGCTGGCGAGAACCAGACGCGACGAACTGGACGCCTGCGCGGGGAATTGGAGCACGGCCACTGGCACGCCGACCTCCTTTTTCATCGAAAACCGCACGCTAACCTTGTATCCGATCCCCAGCGCGAGCGGCACGCTGAATCTAGTGGTGGACCTGATTCCGTCCGCGCTGACGAGTGATTCGCAATCGCCTGGCCTGGAAACTCAGGACCATCTACCCCTGTTGGAGTGGGTCATGTATCGGGCGGGGCAGCAGCGCGACCGAGACGCCACGATCCCAAATCCAGAAATTCACGAAGCGGCCTTCACCCGCTATTTCGGCCCGCGCCCGTCCGCGATGACCCGGCGCATGTGGCTGGAGAGTGGGGCTACCACGTTCGCCAGACCGTTCTAGGAGTGCGCCATGAGAAAGAAAAAGGTCCGCCGCTACACGGCTGGCGGTAAGGTCAGCGGTCCCGGCACGAAAACCAGTGATTCCATCCTCGCGCGGCTCTCCAAAGGGGAGTACGTGTTGCCGGCCGAATCGGTGGCGCAAGTCGGGTTGCCCACGCTGGAGGCGTTGCGGCAGCAAGGCTTGAGGGCGCGCGCGGGCGAACTACCCGGATACGCCATGGGCGGTTTTATCGCGGACAGCCAAATCATGGAAGCCCGCGCCAAGGCCGACCCGCTGGATGTGGCCAGCGGGCGGTTTGACCGTGAAAATCCGATGATGCGGGGGATGCAACCCGGCTTGCCCCGTGCGGGTTCCTTCTCTGAGCAGACAAATCCAGTGATGGATGCGTATCGACAGGCGCGTTCCAGCGCCGACCCGCTGGACGTAGCTAGTGGCCGCTTCGACCGGGAAAATCCGCTGAGCCGCATGGTGCAAGGCGGATTGCCAAGATTCGATAAGGGGGGATTGGTCTTTGGCCCAGACGAGGAATGGGCGAGACCTTCTGGAGAATCGGCGCTTGGACAATGGTGGAGAGGCAGCCCTGCCGTGCAGAATTATGGAAAATATTCAACACCTCCCGACATTCCTTCCAGCACGCCGCGCCCGCCCCAGCAAAACCCGCTCGGATTTCTGGATCAAGCGCCAGCGACTCAACCCACCACGCAACCCGCCCCATCCGCCATCGACCACCGCGACCGTATGGCGATGGAGCAGGCGAACATGGGGCCAGCGATGCAGGCAGCCGGGTACACGCAACTGCCCGGCACGGACATCTACCGCCGCACGACCGCCACGCCGGGATTCGGCCCAGACAACCCCAACAGGATTCCAGGGCCAGGACAGATCGCCGGAACAACCACCTACACGCCACTGGGCGTTTCCGCAATCGGTGGCGGTCAAGGAACAGCCACCTTCCAGGGCTTACCAAAGGCCGGAGGTACGCTGTCAGTCATCGATCAGGGTAACGGCGGCACGGTGGCAGGCAATGTCGAAGCCATCAACCGCCAGACTGAAGCATTGCGGTCCTTGCGCGAAGCCAGGAACCCAGGCATCACCACGGGTCAGGCGGGCCGCGCATTCGGCGATGTCGTCTCCATCGGTACGCCGGGCGGGAATTACGGCGATGAGGCGATGCAGCGGCAAAAGGTTCTTGGGATGCTGGCCGACGCGGGCCGACCGGGAGTGACGAAGGCGCGGCGTCTGGCGTTGCTGGAAGGCGCGCAACAGATGGCGGGGTTGCCGCAACCGCCCGGTGTGACGCGCCTCCCTGCTGAACAGGGACCGCCTGGCATCGATCCGTACAAGCTGGCCCAATTGAACATGGATCAGCAGAAGTTCGGCTTGGATCAGCAGCGGTTCGGGCTGGATCAGGACAAGGCGAGACAGGACGCGGCGCTGAAACAGCAACAGATGGCCTTGGACGCCCATTTCAAGCTGCCCAAGGACGCGCAGGAAACGCGCATGAACCAGTTGCAGGGCGCGTATTACGACGCCGCCATGAAATCCGGTCCTGAATCGCCGGAAGCGCAAAAATTGGCGGCCATCATCAACTTGATCAACAAGGCTCGTCCGGCGCTGGATTTGAACGCGCTGATGCAGCAGCAGAAATAAGGGGATTCGATATGGCGAACTGGTGGGATAGCCTGGCTGTTCCTGACTCCGCGTTTCAGAAGCCAGCCCCCTCGCTGCCGACCCCCAGCCAGGGGGCCGGAACTCCCAGTACGCCATTACTTCCCGCGCCGCCGGCATCCAATGACTTGCTGGCTAGCTTGCGAGCCGGCCGGGATTCCCAGATTGCCGCGATGCAGCAGGCGGCATCCGCCCCCACTCCATCGTTGCCGGTGCCCACACAACCAAAGCCGGGCTTCGACCTTGGAAATGTCGGCAGCGCCCTGTGGGAAGGGGCCACGCAACAACTCCTTCCTGGCTTGAAAAGCGCCGCAGCGCAAGCCTATACCGGGATCAACCCGGTGGAGCCTGGCTCCCTCGCGGAACGCTGGATGGCGGAAGGTCGGCAAGCGCAAGAACAGTCGCAAACCCGACTTGAACAACTTCGCCAGGCGGGACAAACGGATTCGTCCAGCGAGGCGATTCGTGAGGCCATGCCCAGCCTGGGATTCAGCCTGGTCAACGTGGCCGGGGCGT